AAAAACAACGGTATTTATGGGCTGTTAAAATACACCAAAAATTTTATAGAGGGGAAAGAAATGAAGCACCGTGAGAAAAAAAAGAAAAAAGTTAAAATGACAAAGGAGGAAAGGATAATGTACAGGAGGGCAAAAAAGGAATACTTAGATAATCTTTACCCAGAAAGACTGGCGATAGAAAGAATACATTCCAGCAAAAGAAAACCACTAGTTGTTTTGAAGTGATATGAAACCAATGAAAAAAGGATTAAGAGATAAGGTTCTGGAAAGAGATAAGCAATGTGTCAGACACCTAGAAGGAAACTGTTGCGATGAACTTACAATAGAACATGCATTTGGCAGAAAGTATGAAAGACTATGGAACTGCATAGCCCTTTGTGCCTTCCACCACTCAGTTTACGAGCATCAAGACGGCGGAGGGTTAAACAAAGAGATAAACAAATACCACGCTTACAAGAACGCTACTGATGAAGACTTAAAAGAGTTCAAGCTATACCCCCAAATGAAACAGGAGAAGAAATATTTAACGGCAAAGTACGGGGACTGTGGATAACTTCAAAACCAAATAGTGCTATAATAAAAACATGGAAGACTTAACACATGAACACTCAGGCGTAGCAATTACAGAGTATGTGCATAACATAATGCAGAAACCTGATACGCAAGAGTTTTACGAAACCATAGAAGCACCAGAAGAGTTTAGACTTTTTTACACGCTAAGAAGAAAAAGATACTTTAGCAGGAATGACATACTCCAATTCACAGGGCTTAACAAAGACGAAGTAGAAAATTTATTTAAATATGAGCGTAGATATAAAGCAAGAAGTGCTAAGGATACTTCAGGAAGTACCACAGGCCAGAAATAGCGATAGACACCTGAGAAGAATTTTTTATTGGCAATGCTATCCTGGTTTTTGTAAAGAGGAAAACGGCACGATGTGGGTCAACCCAGATGTAGAAGAACACACTGACCCAGAAACCATTAGGCGAACACGCCAGAAGATACAAGAACACGCCAAGAAAATGGTGGCCGAGGGTAAGTTGGAATGGTCAAAAGTCTTAGCTGAAAAGCAAATAGAAAAAGCCAGAGCAAAAAACGAAGAAAGAATTGCGAAAGCGTTTGGTGGGAATATAGAGACTGTGCTATAATATAACCAAGGTGCAGGAGCGACCTCATAACTGCTCGATAGGAGAACGGGCTGGTGAGACATCTGGGGGCAACGGGTGGTACATATCCAGCCCTATAACTAAATATGATTATTTACATACTTACAGGCGTAATAATAGGCTTACTGCTGGCAACATTTTTACTAGTAGCAGAAATATTTTTATCTAAGCAAACGCCAATCAAGAAATTTACTACAAACTTTAAACGCCCTTCACTATCAGTCATTAAAGAACCAGACGAACCTCCAGTATGAATGATATAGAGCTAAGAGCAGCAGAAGAACAGTTTGAAGAAGAGCATCACGACGCTAGAAAAGACAAGCCAGAAAAGGCGGTAAGAATCTATAACGACTCTCCCCTATTAGCACCAGTAGACATTTACTGCATGAACTGTAAAAAGGATTACAAGAGAGTTGCGGTAAAGAGGCATGGCATAGACAGAGGAAAATTTAGAGGCGTATACTATACCGTTTGTCCACAAGACCATAAAGTGCTAAGAGAGATAACAGACAAAAGAAGAGACCCCTACATCAAGAACTCTGTACTTTTAAACAAAGAATGGCGACAGATAAAAGGAGACTTTAAGGGGCAAGAAGGATATGAAGAAAAGTGGGGCAAAATGGAAAGAGAAGAAAAAGACCTTGTACAAGAAAAAAAACTAAGAGATAACTTCATCAAAAAATATGTATAAGCCAATGCCAAACAAAATCCTAATAAAAAAAGTAGAAGAGGAGGAAGAATCATCAATTATCCAATCAGTAGAAAAAAAACATTATTGGATAGTAGAGGAAGTAGGCGTAGATGTTCCAGTTAAAAACATTAAGGGACAAAAGGTAAAGTTTAGACAGTTTATGGACGACCCTGTAGACGAAGAATACTCATCAATTGAATTAGAACACATACTAGCAACATATGAGTAAAAAACACAGCGTTAAAAAGAATCCAACATCAATGGTTCAGGTAACAAAGGAAGACCTTCAGAAAAACCCTTTCTGGAAACTAGGAGTACAGCAAGGTATCCTATACGCATTAAGCGAAGCACAAAAGCTAAAGAAGCCACTACCAACAGTAGCAGAAGCATATGTGGCAGACTGGGAAGCTAACGACATAACAGCCTATCACCTCCCCTCCCCCACCGAAAAGAAGCCCAAAAAACAGGCTAAAAAGAAGAAAGGGGAAGGGTAGGGGAGTATGGAAAACACATACTTCATCTGGACAAAAGAAGGATACGAAAAAGGATTGTACTGCTATTACTGCAAAACAGAAGCAGGAAGCTACTGGAAAATAAACAAAGGTGGCTGGGGCTGTGATAATTGCAGGAATTACGCCCAACAAATAAAAGACAAAGAGTATGCCGAAAACCAACCCTAACGGAGCAAACCAATACACATTAGACCCAAGACAAAAGAAGTGTTGGGAAGCTTATACTAATCCAGAGTCAGAAACATTTGGTAATGCTACTCAAAGTGCAATAAAAGCAGGCTACACAGAAGGTACAGCAGACACAATAACAGCAACAGAATGGTTTATAGGAAGATTGTGGAGGCTAAATGCTACTGCAACAGGAGAAAGGAAGATGAAACAGTTGCTAGAATTAGACCTAACTAATGGCGGAGATAAGGTAGATGTAGGTATAGCAAGAATACAGGCAGACTTAGCAAAGTTCTTAGCAAGCACACAAGGTAAAAACGATGGATATTCAACAAAACAAGAGATAGAAAGTAAAGTAGAGGGTACACTAGATGTTACGAACGACATACCGAAAGAAGTATTGGACGAAGCAAACGAATTACTAAAGAAGCGTTTGCAAGATGAAGATTGAAGACCACTCGTTACCTGCTTGGATATTAGCCAATCAGATTAAGACAGAAAACGGAAAGCTATATGACTTAAAAGCACATGGCTTTCTTTTTGATATATTGACAGATGATAACCCTAAACAGGTTTGGTACAAAGCAGCACAGGTAGGAGGAACAGTAGCAGCACTGATGAAACTTAGCTGGTTTGCCAAGCGTAGGAAAATGGACGCTATTTACACGATGCCTTCAGCTTCAGATGTAAAGACACTAGTTAGAGGTAAGTTTAACCGTATCATTGCTAACAATCCTTGCATGCAGGGCTGGATAGACCAGACAGACACAATCGAACAAAAGGTCATTGGGGATAACATTGTTTACTTCAGGGGAACATTTACAGAACAGCAGGCTATTTCAGTTACATCAGACCTAAATATCTATGACGAGGAAGATAGGAGTAAGCAAGATATCATTGACATTTACGCTTCACGATTAGACCACTCACAGTACAAGGGAGAGTGGCACTTTTCTAACCCTTCCGTAGAGGGTAATGGCGTAAGCAGGTATTGGAGGAAGTCAGACCAGAAGGAATGGTTTATCAAATGTCCTAAGTGTAAGAAGAAGCAATACTTATCATGGCCAGAGAGTATTTGCATGGAGCGTCAAGTATTTCAATGTAAGTTTTGTAAGGAAGAGATATCAGACCAAGTGAGAAAGCGAGGTGAGTGGGTGCAAAAGTACAAAGACAAAGAATTTAGCGGATATCACATTAGCCAGATGATGGTTACATGGAAGTCAGCCAAGGACATTATTGAAGCCTACGAAACCAAGCCGATAGACATCTTTTACAACTTCACGCTGGGGCTTCCGTATGTAGGAGAAGGAAACAGACTAGAAAAGGACGACTTTATGCAGAATGTTGGCGACCACCCTAACGACTTAGAGAACTGCGTTATAGGTTGCGACAGCGGTAATCAAAAGCATTTCGTTATAGGTAACAAGTACGGACTGTTCACATACGGCGTAACGGAAAGCTGGGACGACATAGCAAGGCTACTGATGAAGTACAAAAAATCTATTCTAGTAGTTGACGCTATGCCAGACATCACAGGCCCACAGATGTTACAGGAAAAATTTCCTAATAGGGTATTCAGGGCGACATACAGTCAGGACAGGGCAAGCATGGAGCTGGTAAGATTTGGAAAGGGAAGTGAATCAGGAAGGGTGTTAATTGACAGAAACAGAATGATACAATTTGTAGTAGACGAAATGATTCAACTAAAAGTACCAGTGCAAGGAAGGGAGCAGGACTGGGAAAAGTTCTATACTCACTGGGATTCTATGTATAGAGATATCATCACAGACGCTAGGGGCAACAAAAAAATACAATGGGAAAGTAATAACGATGTAGACCACTGGTGTCATGCACAAGTCTATTGGAGGGCTGGAATGACAAGGTTTGGTTCAAGTACAGTAGAGCCTATTGGAAGTATGGGACAGAGCTTCATAGCGAGGCGTGGAACGAGTGGGGAAATGCGTGGCAATCAAATTATAAGAAAACCAAAAAAGAAGTATGATTGGAGGAATGAATAACAAAGAGCTAATGGACGCACTAAAAGAAGGAGGCGTGTTTGACATAAGAGGAGGTCAAGCAGTCTTACATTTTGACGGAGATGGTGTGCTAAGAAAAATTGAACTTCATCATACTTCATACCACTTATCCACAGCTAAACATAATAAGCGTGTAGAAAGAAATTAAATGTGCTATAATAGAAATGAGCTTCGGCTCGTACAAGTATTCTTCGTCCCTACCGAACAACGGCGGATTACAATTAAGTAGTTTCGTCGTTTTTCGTTTATGGATTTAAGGTCAGGATTTACAAGTTTATTCACCAATCAGCAGAACAAAGCTAAAGGTGAACAAGATGCACCCAAAGAAGGGATAGCTTCTGAATTAGAAGATGAGCTGACGCTCAAAATGGACGACAAACAGCTTGTCGCTAAAGCTACACAGTGGCGACAGGAGTTTGACAACTACAAGACTAAAATAAACTACACCGCAAGGACGAAGAAATTGAAAGAGTATTGGAAAGGAAAACAATACGGACAAGGTACGAGGCGAGATATTAAGGATAATTTAATATTTGAAAACCTTGAATTACTATTGCCTATAATGACAAGGCAAAACCCTGAACCTACCTGCTACATGGCAGACGGATTAGAAGAAAGGGATATAGCGGACAACATTAGAGACATGATTGTCTATCAGACAGATAGATTGTCGATTAGACTAAAGGTCAAGCAGAACGCTAGAAATTGGTCATTAGGGCTTATTGGGTGCTTAAAAGTAGCCTGGGACATGATTGAGGACGACATCACTGTTAAAGTGGTCAACCCTAAAAGGCTTATACTAGACCCTGATGGATATATTGATTCTGGAA